CTTCTTCTTCTTCTTCTCCTTCTTCTTCTCCTTCTTCTTCTTCTTCTTCGTCGTCGTTGTTTACATTAACATAGTTTCCGGAGGCTTGTCGGCATTCGTATTCGTACAGACTTTCGGATGCAGATTCAGCCCCTGATGACTCGTACTCGGACTCATCCTCGGACTCCGACTCCGAATCAAGCTCTGGTTCCGGATCCGACTCGGACTCGGACTCGAGCTCCGACTCCGACTCCGACTCCGACGCATATTCAAACCGAAGTTCAGGGTTTTCCTCGTCTCCTCTTCCAGACTGATCTTGGGTATTCACCATGTCTGTTTCCACCATCCCCCTCTCTTCACCGGGTGGTTTTAGCATTGTCTCGTGGACGGACAACTCGTCGCCTGAAAGAACGGAGGAGAAGTCTGGAATCGGCGTGGTGTCATAGCCCATAAGAACAAGAGATCCGAACAGCTATAATTTCAAACAATATTTTTAGTTTTGAGACAGGGACGCACTATATGTTTCCCCTAGATTGCATTAGCCTCGCCATCGCGTCGTCCACAGATCCAGAATACTTTTTCGTAGCCTCTTCCTCCGAAATACACACTGGGGGAGAAAAAGCCTGTGAAAGACCGCATCCTATGCCGTCGTTCTTTTTTTTGGCACTTTTTCCGGAGAATATGTCTGTGAACGACGATGTCTGCCCAAGAGATGGATCGAAAGCATTCTCGTCCTTCTGACGGTTGGCACTGACTGTCGCCACAAACTGAAACGCCGTGTCACCACAATAAACATCAGTCCCAACGACGACGCTCGGCGTACCCTTGAGCCAAGATGGGATGTTGGGATCGGCAGCGACGTCAATGACAGAGCACGGCACGCGATAAGTTTCTGTTATCTCTTTTAATAGATCCATCGAGTGTCTGCACGCTGCTGAATTTACGTAGATGGTAAACACGGGCGTTGTTTCGGTTTTTTGTTGTTGTTGCCGGGCGCTCCTCTGAGCATTTTTAGTTTCTCTGTCTGGGGCCCTTATTATGGGCGCCAACCTGACCGGCGCCGACACGGGATTGTTTGCGGAAGGCATCAATCCTCTCGACATGACAGAGACTGCAGTGAATGAACGCGTTCAATATTTTTTATTTGTTTCGTCTAGCGCGCGATCAAACTTATGTTGCGGAATAGAGAGACAGTACCCGAAAAAAAGATGCATCCCGCTGTAAAAAGAATAATCGAATATCCCAGAATCGCGCAGAGGACGCCAGAGTGGTACGAGTACCGCAAAAAGCGTGTCACGGCTTCCGAAGCATCGACAATTATCGCACAGGGTAAAGGGTATGAGCGCGTTTTTGAACAGAAGGTCGGTATTCGCGACACCAACATCAGCAGTGAATACATGACAATCGGGACGGACAACGAAGAAGCGGTGGTCGTGCTGTACCGCAACAAGTATCCAGAAGAAGAAGTTTTTCACGATTTGTCCATCATTCCCCACCAGACACTGGACTACGTTGCCGCGTCTCTTGACGCGTGCACGGCGAGTGGAATCAATGTCGAAATCAAAACTGTATTTAAAGACAAGTTTATTAAAGTTTCCAAAATGTATTATGACCAGGTACAACTCCAGATGGAAGTCGCCGACCTCGACAAGACACATCTGGTGCAACACTATATCAGAATGCCGAATCAACCGATTGTTGTACACGAGATACTTCGTGATAGAGGGTGGTTTGAGACAAACTGTGGGATCTTCAAAGGATTCATCAAGAAAGTGCGCGAGTTCTTCCCGTTCGTCAACGTGGATGAATTTGAAGCCCTCGTCTGAACACAAAATTTTGTAATATTGAACAGGCACAATACACACACATACGAAGTTATGTCGAGATCAGCAATGAGCATCATCTCTCGCAGGGTCAAAATTCCCAAGCAATACATCTCTCTCAAGAAGGTGTCAACCGATTTAGTCCTGAAAGATACGCGACCGGCCGAGTATGCGTCCAGGGAGCCATTCGTCTGTTTCACAGACGGAGGTGACGGATTCATCGTCCCCAAAATGTACGGCGTCAATTTCATCAAAAGTAACAACCTTCGATTCGAGGACAGGCAGAAGGACGGCGAGAACGTGCCCCACATTGTGTTCGGAGGATCGTTGCGCGAAACGCAGACCGATCCCGTTCAAAAAACAATACGCGCTCTTGAAGCGAAGCAAGGCGGTGTCATGAGTCTGTACTGCGGCTTCGGCAAGACCACGTGCTCGCTCGCAATTTCGTGTCACTTTAAGAAAAAAACCATCATTCTTGTCCACACAACAGCTTTGCTGGAGCAGTGGAAGGAAAGGATCGAGCAGTTCGTCACCAACTCGTCCGTCGGCGTGCTCCAGAGGGACAAGGTTGACGTGAACGACAGGACTCATGTGATCGCGCTGATGCAAAGCGTGTCCAGGCGGAGGTACCCAAGAGAGGTTCTGGATTCTTTCGGCCTTATGATTGTCGATGAAGCGCACCACGTCTGCGCCGCTCATCTTTCACGGTGCGTTACCAAAGTCGGGTGCAAGCTCCGTCTCGGTCTCTCGGCCACGCCGTTCCGCAAGGACGGTATGACACAATTCTTGTTCGACTCCATCGGTCCCATATGCGCCAGGGTCGATCGGGAGTACGAACATGTCGACGTCAACATCGTCTCGGTGATGAGCGGTCCTAACCACATGGAGTACATGAAACGGAAAGGCAAGCAGACCATCAACATCGCTAAGATGATCAACAACCTTTGTGACGTCAGCGGGGGAGCAGATTTTCGCACTGACCTGGTGATGCATACGGTCATCAACGCGCTGGACGAAGGCCGTCACATCATCGTGCTTAGCGACAGGAGAGATCATCTAAAAAGCATGGGCAAATTGTTGAAGGAAAATACTGGCGTTAAGGTCGGATATATGGTGGGCGGAATCAAGCCCGGTGACATCGCAGCCGCGTCCGCGTGCAGAGTAATCATGGCCACCTACGCGTACTGCAGCGAGGGGTTGGATATTCCGTCTCTCGACACTTGCGTCTTCGCCACACCGAGAAGCGACATCGTTCAGTGCGTTGGACGAATCCTGAGATACCATCCGTCCAAGTGTGTGCCTCTCGTCATTGATTTTGTCGACGACTCGCCGGTGTTTCACGGACAAGCAGAGAAAAGAATGGAGTACTACCGCAAACTACAGGCTAGTATTACTTACTTCGATGAAGAGATACAGATGACGACGGGCTTGGAGAAGGACAAGGATTTCGATTTTCCATTTCATTAAAGTATTTGAATCTGAAGCACATTCATTACCGACTTTTTACAAGCGCGCTAGTCGCGTCATCGTGCTGCTTAGAAATAAACTCCTTCATTTCGGCAATGTCCACGTTCATCATGTGCTTGACCTGGTGCGGGGTCAAAAAATCGGAAACGATGTTCACGGCACACATAGCCTTGGAGCTGTCGATAAAACTTTGAACGGGGTGTTGGTCTTGTGTCGACTGTATGCTTGCCCGAGCGGCTTCGCGGAGAAGCTCCGAGTACTTCAAGATATGTTCTCGTGGCAGCTTGGAACTCTCGTGCGCTCGTGCTGACAAGTACGACGTGACACCGACAAATACAACGACAATGGTGGACAACTTCCAATACGCTGCAGCGGAACGCTGATTCATTCTATCCATTTTTTTCAAAAGTTTAGATTGATTGTATAACATGAAACAAATAAATTAAAGCTCCGAAAGACGTGACGCAGCAGGCAAAGAGTACGGGTTATTCAACAGTTTCTTTATTGCCAGAGAAGAGCCGAGTCTGGCGTTGAGAACGTCCCCGAGCTTCTTGTCCTTGGTTGAGCGCATTGCGGAAGTCTTAGCGGGAGGGGCACGCACGTTGTTCGTCTTGCCCATGCGCATGACGTTGACGTTGCCATCGTCGTCACCCAAACCTCTGCGAGATATCATGCCAGCGACATGACGATTCGCGGCGCCCACTCGATTGGTACCCAGCATTCCTGGCGCCACCAAAATAGGATCGCGCTCAGATTTTTTGAAGATATCGCCTCTTTTCTGTGACTGCTGTGAAGAAGAAGAAGAAGCGGAAGCGGAAGCGGAAGCGGTCGCCGCCACAGAAGAAGCAAACTTGTTTAAACCTTGGCGGATATTCGAACTTTCGAGCTCAGACAGTCGCGTGTCCGTCGCTTCGTGTATGGCCTCGAGATCACTCGCACGCTTGCCACCCGCGCCGCGAATATAGGGTGTGCCAACCAATTCTGACATGCTCTGGGTAGTGCGGAAGAGAGACGATGAAGACGACGCCGAGTTCGAGCTCCCTACCGTGTGCGCAGCGGAGGCTCCTTTGGATACTAGTCCCGTCTTTTCGGCGATAACGACGTTGCGGTCGGCGGGAGCATGGAACGTAGTCGGGTCAAATTTCACCGGCAAACCCGTGGAACCCCGCACCGCTGCGCCATGTTTGACGTCATCTGTGTCGAGCAACAGACTACAACTCTTGTTTGTGGTCGACGCCAAAACAGGAGGCTTGCTGTCCTTGCGAAGGGCCGACACGTTCTGCGACATCTCGGGAATCATCATCTGTCTTGCGGTCACTTGTTGGTCTTGGTAATCAGAAGCTTTGGCTATCTTGAAATTGGGGACTACGCGTTGATCGTACGTTCGGAGAGGGTCGTTGTTCAGGGGAACATGGATTTTGGCGTCTCTGTAGCCAGACGCACCAGTAGCGAACCTCTCTCCACCCGTGACGAGAGAAGTGTGCAGCACGTCCAGATTTTCATCGTGTGCGCCGGTGACTGTCACGTTGTCGATCGACGCAGAAGCCTGGACGGGGGCCCTGGTTCCCTTCGCCAAGTGGTCGTCCAGCATGTACGTCTCGAGATGCGAAGGTGTGATCTCGAACGACGGTGTTGGAGCCGACGATTGAGGAACTCCGACCGCCAGTGGAGGTCCCGTCGACTCGTGCTTGAGAGACGATCGCTGCGTCACGGTTCTGTAGTCTCCCTTGACATGTGATCCGGAAGCGCCGGAGAACGCCCCTCTCGGCCCACCATTTGACTCGATTGTTGGCTGATCGTTCAGCAAAAACCTGTGGTACCGTTTACCAGCGCCGATGTGAAATCCGACAGCTGATCCATTTCCAGTGGCTATCTGCTCAACTGGACGATCAAACTGTTTCTCACTCGTCACCGGGACGGTACTCGATGCGAAGTCAGCTTCCATCTTTTTGACGCGAGAATTCATGTTGCGTCCGAAGACGTCTTGTGGGCCCGGAATCTCTGACACGATCTCCTCTTTTGGTTTGTATGGAGCATTGACCATCCGCATCCAGGGTTTCGCACTGACGTTAGGATTCGGGTCCTGGGGGTGACTATACTGTTCGTTGTAGCGAGCGTCATCGTACCCTATGTTGCCGGTGTTGTCGGTTTTCAAAGTTCGGACTCCCAGAGGTATCGGTGCCGGAGACGCTGAAGAAGCGAGATGACGCCTTGGTGCTGGTGCAACACCGACCAGTCGTTGTTGTTGTTGTTGTTGTTGTTGTTGTTGTTGTTGTTGTTGTTG